CGGGTATAACCATTCGACATTGGTGCTAGGCCAGGACAGTTTTAATAAAGTGGCCGAGGTATGTTTGAAGGATGTCGGCCATTACCTTGTGAAAGCTAGCCGCGCACGTAAACAAGCCGACGAATATAAAGCCGAAGCGCTGAGTATTGTAGAAAACCTCAATAGATATGCTGATCTATTGGGCTTAGAGTTTTCGGCCCCTGATTTATCGGAGCATGAAGCGGCCGCGCTTAGAGCTGATAAGGTACAAAAAGAGCAAGAGAAGATTCGCAAGGCTGAGAAGGTAAAGCAACAGGCCGAAGATCTTATTAGATGGCAAGCGGGCGAGGATGTACGCGCTTATTTTGAGTCTACAGCGCTCCGAATCAAAGGGGATCAGATTCAGACCAGCAAGGGCGCGAATATCCCCGTGGCCGATGCACTCAAATTGTGGCCGCTATTGTTGCGCACAAAGCGTACCGGCGTCAAACTCGAGGCGGGATTGCACGCGATCAATTTAGGCTCTTATCGTTTTAATTCATTCGACGGGAAGACCTTAATTGTCGGATGTCATTCGATTGCTTGGGATCAACTGGCTTTGATGGCCGAAAAACTTAACTTAACAGAAAAGGCTTAACGATGAAAACAGACCAAATTGGGGTTATGCTGGCTGATGATAGCGCGGAACTGTATCGCGTCCGGTTTATAGGTGAGGATCTTATTAAGGTGGAGCGTTTATCTGATAGCTTTACGCGCTGGCTGTATCCCCGTGATTTTTGGGTGATCCTGCCAGAAAATGTAATCTAAACATTTTTGATAAGGCCCCGGCATTATGTCCGGGGTTTTATTAAAACTGTTTTGTAAGTGAGTACTCACTTCATACCCGATTATCTTAATCGATTATCTATTAACTTAATATCGATTATGTATTAACTAGGTTTAGTAGTGATTTGGGCATAGCATAGACTGATTTTAAGGTACTTTTTAGCTGTTTTCCTGTATAGGGTAGGGCAACCCCTCACTGATACCCTAAAACAGTCTAAAAAGTGCCTTTAATTGGCTCTCATAAGTAAGTGAGTACTCACTTCGATATGCAAATGCACTACTCATGCGAAAACTTCGACCCATCTACCTTTTCCAATCTCAAAAAGACGAGGAAAAAGTTTTGATAATCTGATTCATTTGATTTTCTTGCACCTTCCTGGCTCTGTGAAGCTGGGAGCCTTATAGATAAAGGCTTGTGAAGCAAACGCTATTTTTTGTGAAGCAAATGTGAAGGAAATATCCTTTAAAATCAACGATGTGAAGGATGTGAAGCAAATTCCGGAAAGTTTATTCTCGTATATACAAGGTAAATAGATATCTCTATTTTCTCGCGTGAGAGCTAATTTGTCTAAATTTGCTTCACATCCTTCACATCGTTGATTTTAAACAACTTTATCTTCACATTTGCTTCACATTTGCTTCACAAAACCCTAAATTTGCTTCACAGTTGTCAGTAATGTAACGAGCAGTCACTTTCCGGCAATCTTGACCAACCTCTGTTGCCTCTCAAAATCGTCTCGACAATCGGAGTCACAAAACAATTTTGGTTGGTCGCCATCGATACCTATAAGTTCAAATTCGCAGAACAAACAGATACCTTTAGGTATCAAATGCGCTGGTCTATTCTTGATTGCATTGGCCAGAAAGAAGTCGATTTCAGTCTGGGCGCGGTCAATATCATCACTCATTTAATGCTGCCTGTCTCTTCAAATTTCACCAGCCAATCTAGGTACACCTTGGCTTTCTTATATTCCTGCAATATATTATCTTTATGCCCAGCACGAGATAAATACTTAATAGCAGTTAATCTCAAATGCCCCTTAAATTCTTCGGGAGTTGATTTAGCTTGCATATAATCGATAGTCTCAATACCCCCAATAAGATAATGAGATGGATTATTAATATTATCTTTTATTGGATTATCTAGATTATTAATATTATTAACTGTATTAATATTATCTACATTATGTTTTTGTCTAATCGCTTGCATACGTTTGTGGTAATCCGACTGCGCCCAATCAGGGCTGCAATTGTCCGGACTCGATGGCATGGGTGGAACCACATGAGGATAGGAGTTATGCGTCATACATACCTCCCAGCTCAAATAGCTGCATCTTGGCCTGTTCAATAGCCCAGAGCAGGTCGGGTGGATAAGTAATTGTGGAATGGACCGTAATCGCGCCCTCTTTGTCCATGCAGATGGCGATCACGCTATCGTATTGCTGTATGTCAGCGCAAACTGATTCAACGCCTGTTAGTTCTTTCATGTGTTCACCATTTATTTAAGTAATCGTTGTCTTCAGAATAATAATCCATTGCGCCATCACGACGCGATTCCATCTTGAGCATAGCATCTACGTTGCGTTTGATAAAGCTCCTGGCTTTCACTTTTTTAACTTTTGCCGGCTTTTCTTTCTTTACCGGTGGGGCGCGTTTAATCTTGGCCTTAACTACACACTCAAACTTCTCAGAAGTCCAAATGCGTTGCTCACAAGCCAAGCATTCTTTACGCCTGGCAATGGCTTTTTCTTCAGAACGAGTCTCAAGCGTCTTCCATTTAACTCCCGCGCATCTTGGACATTTCACTTAGCTAATCCCATCCACAATCCAATCTGGGAGAATGCATAGCCCCACCACATGATGGCTGAGCCAGCATTTCCCGCTTTAAACTGTTGGACACCCACAATGGCATATCCAACCCCTACCACGCCTACAATGTAATGGCTAACAGTCACAGTAAATCCTCAAGCTTAATCTTGCGCTCTTCTAATGCTTTAGCAATCTTGCGCAGAGCGCGTTCAATAATCTCAGATATGGCTTGGTGGCTGACGCCCTCAATCTTAGCAATCTCAGCCAGCGTCATCGGTTCTCCGTCTTTCATTTTTTCCCCCAAAAGTATAGGTCATGGCTTTGGCTATTGATTTCAAATCCATAATCTTTAAAGATTCGGTCAAGTTCAAAGTTGTTTACAAAATGCCGCACTTTTAAGTTTTCATAGTAGTCATTGGTAAACGGCGCATCGGCGGGGTTGGTGGCTGTTGTACCGTGCTCTGCCCGGCCTGTGGTGGCGCAAGTCATTACCACTAAGTCGCTAGATAGATCACACATTTTCCTAAACGTATCAATCCAATACCGATCATGCTCGAGACATTCACAAGAGATGACAGTATCGAAAGACCGATCGGCGAATGGGACTTCATGGCCTTTGCATACAATATCTACGCCAGGACCATCACCTAGATCAACTCCAGTGTAGTCACAGCCAGTAAAGAATTGTCGCACTGACCCATTGATATCTAGCGAACCAATCTCTAGCACGTTCTTACCTACAAAATAATCAGGGAAACGATCTCGAATACCGGCTACAAAAGCCATTTGATTTGGGTGGCTCATCTCTCTTGTGCCTTTCTTAGTACGGCTTTACAAAGTTCAATGCCTTGATACTTTTCAAGCAACTCGTACATTTCTTCATCTGTTAACTCTTTAAACTTTGCTTCCAATACCCAAGTTACTGTTGGTTGACCATCTGTTGTGCTGGTTGTGTTCATTCTTGTGCCTTTAAAAGTATTGCTCTAGCAAAATCAATTAAGTTTTTGTTTAAATAGCCATCTATAAACGGTGTATTGATATGGACTTCAATTATTTCCTCATCTGTTAGTTCAAAACAATCTGTATGAATCATGCCATCCATAGTGTCATGTAGTCTGTCTATGTATTCCTGTGGCTGGCAATAACGGCAACCATCGCCAAGCATACGAATTCTGAAATCGCATTGGCATTTATGTTCTTGGTCGTTCATTCTTGTGCCTTTCCGACGTAATAGAAATACATACAGTCCTCGTTTGGCTCTTTAGGATTGTTCACAAAGTAGGACTGATATTCACTATTAGGTTGAGCGGTAAATCGATAGCATATTTCATGTCTATCGCAAGTCTCGTCTCGGCACATTGTTATATCAGCCATTATCTGAACCCCGAAATGCGTGGACTAAATACGAAAGTGGCTTGCCAAGCAAGAGGTTTAGGATTGAAATTATCATCCACCAACCCGCGCACATTCCAGCCCAGATTAATGTAAACACACCTACTGCTAGAAAAAATCCGCTTAACATAAACCAACTGAAAGAGTCCATTAGCATTAACCAAACACCAGCCTTCGCGCGCATTGTCGTTATCCTTAATTGTTTTATCGCCACGTACTCGAGTGTAGTACGGGTTCTGCACTCTAGCTAACCCATACCCATAGGACGGATTACGCCAAAGCCATTTCACTTTAGACCAATAACTTCTACCGTTAATAGCTTGAAAAGTTTCATCACCATCTAAGCTATTGTCTGGTGTCATAAACCAGTTTAACCAGGTCGGCAATCGTGGACCGCGCCCCCAGATAGAACCATTAAGTAACCAACCGTCGCGTTGCTCTGCTAATAGCACCATTAGCGGTGCAGTGATTAGCGCAAACAGGGTCAGCGCCAAAGAAATAGGCACCATAAATATATATTTAATATAGATCATTGTTTAGCTCCAAAGATTGGTTGTAGTGGTAGTAGAGGTAAAAGCGGTGGCGCAAATGGTGGCATGACAGGCATTGGCTGATAGCTTACCGCTGCTTGTGCGGGTATATAAGGCATCGGCTGTAGATTGATGGCTGTACCCACAAAGTTATTACCGGCATCTTGGTAGAACGTCATAAAGCCAAGCTGCGTGGCTGTGCCAGTTAAGTTACCGCCCGCGTCATTAAAGTAAGTTACCTGACCCCAAGCGCGATTGCCTACAATCGAGGCGACAAATAGCACCACCATTAAGATTGCAAATCCAATAGGTTTCATTTTTTAATTGCCTCCATCATTGCGTCGGCGTATTGCAAAGCCAACTTGCACATTGTTTCGTGATCAAAGGTAGAACCTTTAGCAATCAAGCCAGTCATTGCTGCGGCTGCAAATTGAAAGCGTAAAGTTTCTTTAAAAGTTGTTTCATTTACAACAGTTTTTGTTTTAGTTGCAACAGCCATGATTAATTCCATTCTCTAGGGGTTGAGTCTTTACTATGCTGTCTTGGATCTTCCATGATTTTGTATGTGGTCGATGTCATCAAAACAACTTCGGTGTGTAAGCTCATAATAGAAGCGGCGCATTCATCGCTGGTACCATAGCCCTTCTTTTCTAAGCAATACTGCACGGCTAACTGAAGAGCCGCTAACCAACCAGATTTAAACGCTTCTGCTTGAGGATCAGTTATCACTACGTTCTTACCACCGGCCCAGGTTTCCATAGCTTTAGACATTGCGGTCATTTTTTACCTCGCTTGGTGGCACCCAGCCATACTTGCGAAAGATCTGGCTGATGTCGGTTTTTACTGCTGGCGTCCAAGCTTTACCTTCTAATAAATACTTGGGTTCTGAGACTATTTCTTTCTTTTTCTTCATCACTTCCTCCTGTTTAAAAACACTACGGGTAGTATACGCTTGTCGCATATACCACCCACAATAGGGACTTACCCTAATACTCATAAATAAGTCCTTAACCTATTTAATGACTCATTTATGCTACATCTTGGCCAATATCCGCGTGGCTTCATCCATATTAAAAGCTTTTAACGCCAACCCTTCAAATGTGGTAAGACCAGATCCTTGGAGCCGACCACGCTTGAAACCTTTGGAAAGCAAAAGCTGAGCTAGACGCTTATTGGTACCGCGCTTTTCACCATTCTGTAAGCACCAAGCCTCCCAGTCTTCCCAAATATCTTTTAAAGTTTCTTGGCTTTCGGAGTCCTGAACAAAGCGCTCATCAATCCAACGCCCTACAGGATCCTCATCATCAAAGTATTCTTTAGTCGCGGCAAGTACAGCAGCCGGCGGCTTAAGACCTTCTTGTTGCCAAGCCAAACAGCCTTCAATCATCCAAGCAAAAATCTGTGGCCATTCGTTTTTAAGCTCATCTGATAGTTGTTTATTTACAACTTTAGGAGTCACCGTAAATGGTACGAGATGGAAACGACGGCGCATTGCATCGTCTAAGTTCTTAATCTCTGGCTTGTGGTTGCCAAGGAATAGAAGCTTAAAGGTAGGCGCATACTGAAAGAAGTCTTGGTGCATATAACGAGCAGAAATCATGTCGCCACCGGTGATGGCTTTGACCTTAGCTTCATCCCATGCCCTGCCCTCTTGAGTCTCGGACGCTGATACTAACCGCGCCCCTTGTAGGCCAGCCAATTCAGTAGGGTGACGATCATTAAAGCTTGCAGTAAATGTCTCCATCGGTGCAATCTTGGCGTATTCACCTAGAATGCCGGAGATGGCGTTTACAAATACAGACTTACCATTGCCGCCTGGACCCCAAAGGAAAGCCAAGTTATGCTCACTAACCAATCCAGTTAAGCAATAGCCAGCTAAGCGTTGAAGATAGGCAACTAACTCCATATCACCACCCGCTGCTTCAGTCATAAACGCCGTCCATAGTGGCGCCTTCTGACGATAAAGCGGAGTAACTGCAGCTAACTTCGATACAAAGCGCATCGGCTCAGCAGCAAGGATCTCGCCGGTCTTTAAATCTACAGTACCACCTGGCGTACCAAGTACCCAAGGATCTGCGTCTAATAGCTCAGCATTGGCTACGATTTGACCATTTGATTTAAGTAAAGATTGCACCGCGCCTACTGTACGAGCTGAAGAGATTGCAATCGCTTTCTTAGCATTAGCCATCTTCTCCTTGTCAGTAGTTCCGTGACGCAGAAATCTGTCAGAAATTTCTTTGCAGTTCTGGACCACCATGCCGGGTACTTTTTGCATTGTATCTAGGCGCCAGCATTGGCCATCCCACACTAACCACTTAGACCAAGCAGGAATCCATTTAACTGTTTCGCCATGTTTGAGTAAAAATTGGTCAGCTACCCAAATATCTGATAGCTCTGCGGCTAATAGCTCTTCGTCTTCATCATCTTCCTCAACATCGAAAGCTTCAAACTCTTCACCTGCTGAGTTAAATCCGTACTGACTGGCCTGATCATAGATCCAATCCGCGCCCACAACGTATGGAGGGTGCATACGGTCCCAATCCCCTTTAACGGTAAATGGATCGTTATCCCCACCTTGCCATCGTTGCGCCCACTCTAGGAAGATTTCGTAGCCACGACCTTCATCGTCCTGCGAAGCTGCCTTAACAGCGTAGCCCATCTTCACATAGTCATCACGACTTGGAGTGTCGTTAGGGATGAGGCTCATAGCTTGAGCTAGTCGATCCATGTCTTTAGCTTTAAGACTTTCCTGCGGAGTGCTGCGTTTGTCCGCTAGATTGCCTGAGCCTTCACGTTGGCATTGAATATCCATCAACTGTAACTCTTCGGCTACGGCCTCTAGAAACGCCGCTACGGCTTCTTGAGTGATAGTCGTGAGCTTGGTTGGCTTGATGATTGGATAGAGCCTCTCATGCTCATTCCAAGACCATTTGTAAGGTTTCTGAGTTCTAGGGTGAATGCCAGATACAACGTATTGCTGACCTTCCCCAAGCACCTCAACTAAGTGTTGTTTTTCTGCAACACGAAACCAAATACGCATTCTGCCAAACGGAACATCTGTGTGGTACATCAGCAAACGCTTAGGTGCCTGACCGATACGTACGGGTGCGGGGCCTAAGTGTTGTATGGCTAACTCACCAATCATTTTAGATAAAGCCTCATCCGTACAATCGATATCCACGCCAGGAAACGTACCAGCTTTGATACCAATATTGGCTTTATCTAAATCCATTTGCTCGGCTGCAGCTTCAGTACATTCTTCGTTTTGCCAACCATAGCCAACCCAACGACCTTGAGCATTCTTACGACCCGGGGCTTTACCTGCTGATTCTGGTTTGACTTTGGATAAAGGCGAAAGTTCTGCGCCTGGTGGTATTACTGAAACTAAATCTGTGTATCCGTTTTGGTATAGCTTTTTAGCTGTCATTTCCGATATCTCTTTCCGATCCAACCTTCGGCACCGATAGGACATCCCTCGGCCCAGGTTGGCACTGCACACATAATGGCTTCAAATTCTTCCACGCTACCAAATCCCTCGGGGACTTCGGCAACAACTTCATCGTGGACAGATAGAATACACCCATATCCTCGTTCTTCTAATCTAAGCATGGCATCAGCCATGATGTCCCTCGCTACAGCCTGAGTTACGTTCTCCGCTAGAAGCCCACCATACAGATCATGGCGTTCCCATTTCTTAGTAAAACTATCCATGCCTTCAAACGATACGGCTTCACTTGTTGAACCCCAAAAAGTGATACGTTCTACAACCTTCGGCTTAGCATAAGCTAGTGGACGCTTAGAAGGTAAAACACACCACAAATAACCACCGCGCTGTGTGTACTTTACAGCTCCTACTTCTTGAACCGTACCAGGCTTTTTAGTTGCTTCGATCGCAGCCCTATTTAAAGCGCTCCAGTATCTCACAATCTTTTGGTTAGTCTCGCGATAAAGATTAACCACTACTTTAGCTTGTTCAACCGTAGTAGGGATACCTGCTTTAATACATGAGTCACTAAACTTCTGAGATCCCATGCCATAGCCTAGACCTAGAATAGCCATCTTACCTACTTGGCGTTGATCTTTATCTACTTCGGTAGGTGGTACCGAATAAATCTTAGAAGCCATTACTTTGTAAACGTCGCCACCAGTTCTAAAAGTCTCAAGCAACAACTCTTCGCCAGCAAGCCAAGCTAAAACTCGAGCTTCAATCGCGGCAAAGTCGGCTGCAATTAAGTTGTGATTATCTTCGGCAATCAACATCGAGCGTAGCATTCCTGAGATAACAGAAAGGACTGGCGCCTTAGCTTCTACTGCTTCAAAGTCTTTGCTATATACCAATGGTATATACGTTTCAATATCAGGTACGTCGCCACGTGGGAAGTTTTGGGGTTGCACCAAACGACCCGCCCAGCGACCTGTAGCCGCGCCATGATATAAAAGTAATCCACGAATACGACCATCTTTGCAAACAGCCTCGAGCATGGACTCTACTTTGGCTACTGACGATTTGCCGCCATCCGCTCTGATCGCAAGCGCTTCGAGCGCCGGTCCAGTTGCAAGCGACTGCAAGCCTTTAATCTTATCTTTCCCGAGGCCATCCACTTCAAGCCCTTGTTCTTTGAGCCATTTCGTAAGTTGGGCGACACTAGACACCTTTTGTACTTTGCCATTAGTGACGTCATAAATGAGGCGGTTAGCTTCAAGCGTCGCCTTCTCCGCAAGTTTCTTAGCTGCTTTCGCAAGCTTAACGTCGAGCTTAACGCCTCTGTCGTTGATGGCTTGGTCAAGGTTAAAAACTTTCGTCTCTGTATTTCCCAAGCGCCTAATCGCGCCAGCAATGGCAACTTCCGTACGGACGTCTTGAAGGCAATATCTAACCAGCCTGTTAACACGCTCGGGAATATCCCACCAAATAATTGTCCCGTCGTCTTGAACACTACGGGGACGTGCCATCCTAAGCATGAGGTTGGATCCTTCTTTGTCCTTCTGTTCTTGCACTCCAAGAACTTTTGCCGACATTTCGAGAGACCCGGGTAACGCCATCGCCCTAGCTTCGGACGCAGTGCAGACCCACTGTCTAATGTTGGTCGATGGCCAACCATAGCGCGGTACGAGTATTTCGTTCCAAATAATTCTTTCGAAGTTTGCGTTCCAAGCACGTAAATCTCCTACATTTTGTTTAATATATTCCACAAGATTTTGGTCAAGCTCCATGCCTGGCTGCCAAATCTGCGGTTCATTGTCATCAAAAGCGTACGCCATGCACCACACGTCGGTGGTCTTATCTTGCGCGTACTTATATACTCCAGTGCGTCGAAGATCAACGGTACTGCGAGTTTCAAAGTCGATAGAAACTGTCATGCTCGACCCCACTGTTCGGCCATAGCATCCGCAATACCTTGATACGTCGTGCTTCTTAGTTTCCATCTATCTGGAGACGGTGGAAGTAAATGTAAGCGCTGCACCCTGCCAGATACAATATTTGTAGGGGTTAATTCCGGCAAATTTTTCAACCACAAACAAGTTGCTTTTGTTTCACCATGTCCAAACATCCAAGGCTGAATAACTTGATTTTGTCGACGGCCAATAATCTCTACTGAATATTTATGCATGATTGGATTTTCTACTGCAATTTTTGGTATATCAGCATCCAACAATTTTTTAAAGAAAGCAGCGCCCTCGCGCATTTTGTCCCAACGACCAGATTGTTTATAAAGCCAGCTTACGCCAGAATTAGATAGATAAGTACATGGAGGATGAGCAACCATAAGATCCCATCCGTCGTTGATGATGTCAAATACGTCGCCTTGATAATGTGGCCCCGCCGAATCTGTAGGAAGTAGATCACAACTCATAGCGTCATGCCCCCCCCCCAATAAAAGCGTCTCTTACTCGTCCTGAGTATTCGCAAGCTATAAGTATTTTCATTTTATTTTCGTAAAAGGTGGGGGCTACTCGCGTCTTTTTAGCTTTCCGTGTGATGGCGTACTAGACTGAATAGTGTCATCTTTCACCCCCGTAAAACTTAAATCAGATCGTCAAGATCTGCCGGTTTTGCTGATAAGTCGGCTTCGAACTCATCTTCTGCACGTTTACGGCCATCTAAACGATCGCCATCGGCAAGCTTTTGCAAGTTGCCTAGTGAGAATGCAACACCTTTATTACCTGATACGTCATAAGCGTAAGCACGTAAACTAGCGCGAACACGGCATCCTGCATATACTTGATCAGGACTATCAATCGCGGTTGGCTTACCATCTGGGCCTGGGTATGTAGATACTACTCCTGGCTTAGATTTGTTCTTTACATTCATAAAGATCGAACCTTCTGGATAACCCTTGTCTTCTGCATCATTGCGGAAAGGCATTTTGAGTTTGCCATCACGAATCAATCCTTCAGCCTTGTTACCGAACTTTTCAGTTGCGGCAGCTAACGCGGCTTTTTTCAATTCGCTTAAGTCAGTACCTTTTTCAAATACTAAAGCGCAAGAATAGACTGGCTCTGTAGCACCTGGTGGCAGGTTAGGCTCAAACAAATGAGGATAGGAAAGAACTGCTTTAGGGGAAATAACTTTAGTCATCGTAGACTCCTTATTCAACGTCAATACTCGGAAGAGCCGAGAACTCATCTGCTGCCACGTTAGTGATAGCAGTTCGTGGGTCGCTGGCGGGTGCCAGAGTGTACCCACTACTTACCGCAGAATATAACTCCTTTGGTAAATCCTTTTTGCCTACAATCTTTTCTAAAGCTGCGGGCGATTTCATTTTGTAATCATATAATTCTTCGTCATCAAGGCCACGTTCTGTAGCCCACATCTTGACTTCTTTTGGGTCGTTCCAAGCACGAAGCGCACGTTTCTGTACTAACTTCCAACCCGGAATATTCTTACCTGCTTCAAGTTCTGATTGCACATGAACTCGAATACTACGAACCCAATCTTCGATCAAATCAGCACGTTCAAGAATGTAGCTAACTTGCTCGGCAGATAAGAGTCGTGGATCCACTAGCGGAGCAGATTCAGAAAACTCAAGCTTTGCAATCTCTTTAGTCTCATGATGCAATGCAGGGCAGCGTGGTTGAGCAGGGCAAAATCTACAATGCTTACCTGCGTGTAAATCCGCTTCGGGTTGCATTGTCTTTTGAGCTGCTGCAATTAAATCACCAGCAAACTTCAAAATATCTTGACGTGTGCAAGACCATTTACGAATCGGACCATCTCTGTGTTGAGCGCGAGGTTGAATGATTACCATTTCAATCTCTTCAACTTTCTTTTGTTTACCAAGCTCAATCATCGCGCCAAGTGCGTAATACATTAACTGAAAATTGTTCTCTACTTCAACAGCTACACCAGCACCGTGCTTGTAGTCGGCAACGATCAATTTAAACTCAAGCGGTACGTAGCAAGTACAGTCCGATGTACCAAACATTGGAGCTGGAGGATTGAGCTTAGACAAATCAAACTTGTGCTCAAGTCTTAAATCATTATCAAGAATAGCCAAGTCGCGTAGATAGTCTACATAGATGGCGACAGCATCAACCATGTTATGTGTAACTTCAACACCTTCGATCTTTTCACCAAGCCAATTAGAAGGATGCATACCTGCTTCATAAGCAATCTCGCCAAGCTTATGTGCGGCTGTACCTTCTTTAGAAAAAACTGTATCTTTGCGAGGCACATCTTTGGATAATGCCACAGAACCAGGACACGCCATCCACCGATAGGATGATGAAGCTCCTAAATGTGAATGAATCATTTTTCCTCCT